AGGACAATGCGGCGAAGCTGACGCAGGCGCAGAAGGACATCCAAGCCAACAAGTCGAATCTCGACACGGCGAATCAGACGCTCTCGCAGGCGCAGGCCGATCTATCTCAGGCGCGGAAGGACATCGCGCAGACCAAGAGCGACCTGACCACCGCGAATGGCGAGATCAGCAAGGCGAAGGAGTCGGCGGCTCAAGCGTATGCCGAAGCCCACAGCAAGAATCATACGTTTCGTGGGCCGGACGAGCCGAAGGACAATCTCATCGTCGGCGACCTGTGGCTCAAGACGCAGAAATATTGGACGAGGTGGAAAGGCGAGAAAAACAACTCACCGAGCCTCTTGGCTGACTTCTACACCTACTGGCAGGGCGAAGCCAATAATTCTCCTTCCGTGCTCGTGCCGCTGTCGGATCGTGTGATTGACACGCTTGTCTGGGATGGTGCCGCTTGGAACCACATGGGCTATGCCGACGTGGAGCGCAATGCCGACGAAATCGCTCAGGCGAAGTCGGATATCGCGGATAATGCGGCTAAGACCACCGACGCGAAGAAGGCTGCTGAGAATGCCGCTGCCGCAGCGAAGAACGCTCAAGGCACAGCTGACACGGCCAATGGTGCGGCGAAGACAGCGCAGGACACCGCCAATGCGGCCAACGCTGCCGCGAAGAGTGCGACCACCACCGCAGGTCAGGCCAAGGATGCTGCCAACGCGGCAAACGCCGCCGCCGAAAGCGCGAAGAAGACCGCAGGCAACGCGGAGACGCTGGCTAACACCGCCAATGAGTCCGCCAAGTCCGCCAAGTCCGACGCGGCTTCCGCCAAGACGGACGCTTCCACCGCGAAGACGGACGCGGCCAATGCCAAGACCACTGCCGCGAATGCGTCCAGTGTGGCGACCCAAGCCAAGGCCACGGCTGACAGTGCGGCACAATCCGCCACCGATGCGGCCAATGCCGCGCAGAAGGCCAATACCGCAGCAGCTGCCGCAGCTGGCGTGGCCAATGGCAAGGCCGACGTGCTCATCCAGAGCACGGCACCGGCCACGTCGATGCGCAAGGCTTCGACCTTGTGGATTGACACGACTGGAGGCGCGAACACGCCGAAGCGTTGGAATGGCAGTGCTTGGGTGACTGTGACCGATAAGGCCGCCACTGATGCGGCCAATGCGGCTGTCAAGGCCAATACGGCTGCAAAGACAGCTCAGGATACCGCCGACAAGGCTGCGACTGCCGCAGCTAACGCAGCGTCTCAGGCCAATCAAGCCAATGCGGCCGCCAAGAAGGCGCAGACCACTGCTGATGGTAAGAATCTGATTTACCGTGGCCCCGACGAGCCGAATCATGATGGCTTGAAGCCGGGGGACATGTGGTGGAGGACGCAGAAATATTGGACCCGCTGGAAGGGTGAGAAGAACAATTCGCCGTCCATGCTGGCCGATTTTTATACGTACTGGACGGGCGCGCCGAACAACAGTCCGAGCGTCTTGGTGCCCTTGTCCGATCGTGTGGTGGAAGTCCTGACGTGGGACGGTACGAGATTCGAGCCATTCGACCTCGTGGCGAACAACATCCTCGCTGCTGGCACGGTGGCCGCGAAGCATCTCGCCGCCGACTCAGTGACCGCCGAGAAGGTCAAGGCCAATGCCATCACGGTGGACAAGCTGGCTGCCAATTCGGTCACGACTGAAAAGCTGGTGGCTGATGCGGTGACCGCCGCGAAACTCGCCGCCGACTCGGTGCAGGCGCGGAACATCGTCGCACTGGCCATCACGTCCGACAAGATTGCCGCCAATTCGGTGACCACTGGCAAGCTCAAGGTCACGGAAGACATGACCGTGGCGCTGCTCAACGTCCACAAGATTCAGGCGTCCGACATTGCGGCTAATGCCGTGACCACTGCCGCTTTGGCTGCTGGCGCGGTAAACGCCGACAATCTGGCCGCTAATTCGGTCAATGCGTCCAAGATTGTGACTGGTGCGATCACCGCCGACAAGCTCGCGGCGAATTCCGTGACGGCTGTCAAGATCGCGGCTGGCACCATCACGTCCGACAAGGTGGCGGCAGGCCAGTTCAAAGGCTACGTCTTTACAGGCGCCGTCTTCCAAAGCTCCGAGGCCGAGAACACCGGCATGAAGCTCAACGGCACCGCATTGCAAATGTGGGACAGCAACCACAATCGCACCGTCTATCTTGACGGCGAGGGCAAGTCGAATCTGCTGACCGGCACTTTCCAAACCCGCACGAGCGGGCACAGGGTGCGCATCAGTCCGGATTATCAGACCTACATCATCGGCGGATCTGAGACTTTCACCGGTGATGGCATCGAATTCCCGGCATACAACGGGTCCACCGCCTACTTTTCGCATCCGGCCATTGCTTCTGCCATCCAGTCGAATCAGGTCGGCTCGATGGGCGAGCTGGACTTGTGGAGCGGACACGTGAGCAGGAACGATCCCGCCGCGTTCATGTCTCTCAGATCGAAGCCGCGCAAGAAAGGCGGTACCGGCAGCGGCGGCGTCACATCCAGAGTGCATGCCGTAGCGAACACGGATTACGACGAGCCGGACGAAAGCAAGAAAAGCAGCGCTTACCTCACTCTGTCCGGCGATAGCGCGAACGGTTCGGAGTGCTGGCTCGGAGCGCAAGACGCGAACGGCGAGGTCGGAGTCGGCGCGAACATCGGCACCGGATACCTGCATCTCGGCGGCTATCTCGGCGGCATCACGAACCGTTTCACGTTCCAGGGCCAGGCTGCATGGAAGGCGTGGTATCCGAATCCCGGCCAGAGCATATCGGCCGGCGCGGCAATGCAAGTCAACTGCACGCTCAGTCCGACGAAATACGGCCACTATTACGTCGTCGCGAACGCGGATTCACAATGGGCGGGCATCATCGCGCACCCATGCAACACGGGCGGCCAGAGCGGCTTCCAACTGAAGCTTTACAACGCCGACCAGCCTTGCCCGGTCGACGTGTACGCCGAATACCTAGCCTATCTGGTCAAATGATTGGAGGACATATTGTCATCGACTTTCGAAATGGATACGAACGGATTGTGCATCATCCGATGCGATCCGCCGGTGAACGGGTCGGACAGTTTCGTCTTCACGCCTGATGTGGTCGCATCGTGGAAGGCGCTGCTCGGATTGGCTTCGACCCGTGAGGCGATAGCGGCGATCATGCAGGGCAGGGAGGACACGAGCCGGTATGACCCGAAGACCGGCAGGGGCGTGTGGACTGGAGCGTTCGAGGCGTTGGAGGCGGCTTTGGCGGATTCCGCCACCGGGGTGAGCATGCTTGCGGACGATGGGGAAGTGTTGAATGATCCGCTGACCGCCGCGCGCAATAAGGCGCGTGAGGGCATGAGTCTGCCGGTCATGTCTAATGAGACGGACGCGAATCTCATTGCCACACTGTCCGTTGATGACTCCGATGAGGAGCCGTCGAGTGGCATTGACACAAGCATGACCAAAAACATTGAGGGTCTTGACGATTTCCTCAATGACGAGTCCAGTCAATCAAATCTGGACGAGTGCGAGGAGAGATTTTACCAATCCCTCATGCCACGACCTCAAAACAACCAACAATAAGGAGATTGATTATGGCCGATGTGACCACTGAGACCACTACCGATACCGCGCCTACCGTGACGCCCGCCGAGCCGTCTGGCGTGCTTGATTTGCGTCCGCCGAAGGAGTCGGTGCGAGCGGAATTGTGCCGATTGGGATTGGAGTTTTCCAGCGCTGACGGCACCGCCGAATCTTGGCGCGACTATCAGCGTGGCGTACTTGCGACGTTCGACGATTCCGGCACGTCCGTCACGTTGACGGACGTGAAGACGAATCTCGGCCGCACTTTGACGCTCGACGGGCTTAAGGCCGTTACGCGCATCGATACGATGACAGCAGCCGACTAATCCAGCATTCTAATTTTTTCAACCCCTGCAATCCACGCGGATTGCGGGGGTTTCGTATTTAAGGAGACATTTTGACTCAGCAGATTCCAGCCGACGCGAACGAGGTCATCGACCAGCTTTCCGCGCAGATCGGCACTCTCAACAAGCAAATCGCAATCCTGACCAGTCAGCTCAACGCGGCCATGAAATTGATCCCCAAGGATGTGCTCGAAAGCGTGAAGGGAGACGAGAATGCAGAGGATTAACCTGTGGCTGAACCCAAAGTTCGACCCCACCGGCTTCCATGTCGTCAAAAAGGGCGGCGACATATCGAAGTACATGACCGGTGGCACGCTGGCCAACACCAGAGGCGAATACATCGACCTGCCTTTCGCGTGCGAGGTCGGCGTGGAATACGTGTGCACGTTCAGGATCGTCAGCAACGATACGACGAATAAAAGCATCGGCATCTTTTCCGACGTCACGGTCGAATACCCAAGTGCCCAGACGGTCGGGAAATATACGATCCGCTTCACCCCGATCGCCAATGACACGCGCCTGGCCGTCCCCTCCGGTATGGCCATCAGCGAATTGAGCGTGGAAGCCGCCGACACGTATGACGCGGCGCTCGGGGGGGGGCTTCCGGGCTTCTTCACCGGCGACACCATGCCACGCGACTGACGCCGCGCACCGGGACGGTGGTGCCCGATGATGGTCACGAACCTATGCACGAGCCCATCCTCGACCATCACCCTGAAAGCCGACAAGTGGGTGAATATCACGACCGTCCCGAGCAAGATCGGGATGAAATATTGGATCAATGTCTATGTGAACGTCACCGGCGGCACGATCTCGATAATCGGAGTGGATGGCGACATCAGCGCAAGCCAACGTATCGGATACACGATGATCTCCAACAATCCCAATCCTGTGTCAATGAGTTATTCCGTCAAGTCAGGCAATCCGACCGTTACAGTGACAGATATGCTCCTCTGCACGTTTGCCGATTATCAGGCGAACAAGACCCTGCTCGACAGCATCAAATATTTCAACGGGGACACGATGCCGCTCGCCTAATCCCTATGGGGGTGGTGGCATGACTCTCATCGTTAATCACTGCGTCATGCCGAAAGACGGTGTGAGCGTCAAGACGACGAACACGACACCATCGGACATCACCTTCACGGGGTTGACGGCGGGCGTGAAATACCATGCGAGCGTCGTCTGTTACATGCTGTCCACGAGTGGCGACAATCCGCGCTTGCGTCTCACCACCAATGGCAGCGATAGTGGGCTGGTCACTTCGAATGGTCGCGTGGATTACGTCTTCACCGCCGCCAGCACCACTCACGGCATTCTCGTCGGTCTGAACAATTGCACGGTCAATCTGAGCAAGGGCTTGTGCGTGCCTCAAGACCAGTGGCAGCAGCTCGTCTCGTTGGGATTGCCGGGCAATTATTTCGATGGCGACACCATGCCAAAAGATTAAACGATTTCAAGGAGATGTGATGTGTTTCAAACGTTTCTAGCAGGGTTTGGTGGTGTGGGCGGCGCGTGCGCGGTAATCACACTATGTCTCAAAATCTGGCCGGGGGCGCTCGAATCATTGGCTACTGGTCTTTATGCCCACGTCAATCCTGAGCGCTTGCCGTATAACAGTGTGCTTTCCCAGCATTTCGCCAAAACCCGCCAATTAGGCGAGCGGACGGAACGCTTTGACGAGCGCATGGACGAACTCTGCCGCGACACCATAAAAAACACGCTGATTTCCCTGATCTACGGCGACCAAAGCCACGACCACAGTGAGGCCGTCCGATACGAGCTGGCGAAGCTTGAGAAATTGGACGCGCAATGCTGGATCATCTCGGCCGCCGAAAAATACTTGGAGGACAGGCAATGATGCGTCTCATGATCGCGGGCGGCACCTACCTATTGCTCCTCGCAC